AAATAATATCATATTTACCTCCGGGCAAACTAATCTTATCCACGAAAACCCCTGTGAGCTTGTGTTTGAGATAAAAACCCGTTTAAATGACCACTGAGTGCCTGTAAACAAGTCTTGCTTATGATTGTACCTTGAAAATCATTCATAATCACGCTCTATTATCATTTCACAATAATGTATGGCTTTTAGTATGTCTTCCTTCTTACCTTTCTTAGCGTGACGGCAAATGTATTTAATAACATTGCCTTCTGCAAATGGTAACTCGTTTTTGTTTATAAACTGAGATGGTTGTATTTTTAAATCTTTATAATGTTCACTGCCCTTGTCCCACAAGTTATCATCAGAGGCATAATCATAAACTTTATTTAAAACCGTTTGAAACTCCTCTACTGTTTTTTTTGGTATATCTTTATTTTCTTCAAAAAATTTTACTAACATTTCACTAAGTTTTTCTTTCATAGTTGATAGTACCTTTCTGTTTGTGGTTGCATAATATGTAAATTTTTTTTTGCTCTTGTTACACCAACATAAAACACTCTGTGCTCTGTTGATGGATCTCTTTCATATTCTTTATTAGCGGCATAGGATATATCTGGCACTAATAAAACATTTTCACATTCACCACCTTTCATAGAATGTATCGTGCTTAATTTTATTCTAGGATTTTTTACATTGTCTCCTCTCTTCAATGCATTCAAAACATAGTTCTGCATATCTAGTCCAATCTTGCCTAACACTTGATGCCATCTAAATTCTTTACCCATTTGTAATCCTACTTGTTCTTCTAATATATTTATATTTAACATTTGATCCATATCAAATTGTCTAAAAGCTTTTGATGTAGGGCCACAACCTTTTTTAAATCCTTCTCCTACTGTCATATATGAATACAAATTTCGTACACTAGTAATCGTTGCCTCTTTGCCTTTACACAAATCTTCCCACGTTAAAATCGCTTCATACATTTTTTTAGGAATACTAGGATGGTCGTGTCTGCTATAAATCCAACCCTCTTGTTTTAAACTTGCCGCATATCGATCTAAAATTCTATTTGTCCTGGCTAACACTACCCATTCACCTTTATCTATTGGAACCTCATCTAAATTATAATGATACGATACCGATCCTTCTTCATCTCTAGGTTGCCATTCTTTCAATGCTCGTCCATCGATCCTTGTTACAATCTGTTGTGCTAAACTCCACACTTCTTTTGGTACACGATAACTTTGTGTTAAGACTTCTTTTTGTTCTGTAGCTTTTAAAAAACTTTTTACATCTGCTCCCTGAAAACCCATAATCGCTTGATCATCATCACCTGTAAAAATTTGTATCTTTGGATTTTGTCTAAGTACATCTACCATCTTCCATTGCAAACTAGATAGGTCTTGAGCTTCATCAACAAACAATGCATCTATGTCCGGGCACTCACCTTTTTCTATAAAGTTAGAAATCATATCTGTAAAATCTATCTTACCTTTTTTCTTTTTATAATCTTCATAGGTTTCTATCAATCGTAACAACTCACCGTAATCTAAATCATAGTTGCCCTCTTGTTGAAATACTTCTTCTAACGATGTTCGTTTACTTCTGTACAAGTGATACATATTTAAATATGCATCTCCTTTTTTATACCCTACCATATCAAAATCGTTTTCTGCATCTTTTGATTGTGTTGTAAAATCTAGTCCTACTGCCTCTGCTATCTTTTTAAAATCTGATCCTCGCATAACATCATCGACATTGTACCCTAGTGTGTGAAATGCCATCGAATGCAAAGTTTGAAAGTATGGTAAATCTTTGTCCACTATCCCCCAATCACTGCACACACGATCTTTACTTTCTGTTGCAGCTTTCTTAGTAAAAGAAACATTGGCAATCTTTGAAGGCTCAATACCTTTTTCAATAAACTTCTTTACCATCTGCGAGTTTGTATGTGTCTTACCACATCCGGGCGGCCCTAAAATTGTTTTCTTCATTACTGTGCCTCCCATCTAAATTTCATTTGACCGTAAATAGGTTGCCAATCTCGTCTTCTTTTTTTTCTATCCCAATGACCACCTTCTACCTCACCCATAATTTTCCAACCTGCGCCTTTTAAACTTGAACCAGATTCAGATTGTAAAGTGTAAGTAACCATTCTTTTACCTCCCATTTGTTGCCAAATCCTCCAACATCTACCATACAAAAAAGAACACGTTCCTTTTGGAGCATCGTCAGCAACACAAACTCTGGTTACCTCTACTGTAAAACCATCTTGCAGAAGTCTAGCTACAGGTCTTCCTACAATAGCCACACCTACTAATTTATCAGTACAAGCTCCTATAGCATACTTATGTCTAATAACAGGTTTATTGTGTCTGTGAAAATTTTCTACAAACTCATTTGCTTCTGCTAAAGATATAGGAATTACTTGTAGCTTCAAAACGGTGGCTCCTCATCATCTATAGTTACTTTAGGAAACTCTACATCCCCTTTCTTTATCTCTGGTATAAACCAAACACGAACAGTTTGCCATTTATTCTTGTTGTCTTTAAATCTATATTGCTTGTCTGCCTCTCCACCACTGTTCATTTCTTTTAGTCTCTCTGTTATCTGACCTCTGGTGTATGTAGTAAAGTTGTGTCTTTTTAAAAACTCCTGCAAGGAACTCAACTTAAAATGTGTGTAATTATCTTCTGTCCAGGGTTTACCTGTCATTAATTCTTCTGGACTTCTTGCTTGTAATCTTGCCGTACAAAACATCTCTAACAGTTCTTGAAACTGCCCTTTAGTTGTTAACTCTTCTGGCACAGATATTCTTGTTGCCGTGTTTAACAATGTGTCAACCATCTCTCTCCAATCTGACTCTTTTAATCTTGCAGGCATCTTATACATTTGCTCCATACAAGCTCGTTGAAAGTCTACCTGCATTTGTAATTGTTTTGTAGATAGTTCTAATCTGTGTCCATCCACATCAACAAACCACACAGGTGGCTCAGACTCTACAACAGTAAGACCTCCGATAGTAGGCATAGATAAATTAGTACCCACACCAAACTTCATAGTTTTACACAGTGATTTATTGCAATGACTTTTTAGCGGCTCTTGTTTACACGCATAAAAATATTCTTTTTTCTCTAACTGATTTTGTATCGTTACAATCTCTTTTGCAGGCAACGGTGGATTACAATAATCATTGTTATGTTTCTCAAGCAAGTCTTTCCAATTTTCTGGAGAAGACATTTTATAATACAAACCTATGTTTAGCATTGTATTATTTCTACCCCCTTCTGGTATACCAAACTCTGTCAACTGCCGAAGACAAGGTGGTCCTGAAGGTAGTATATCACTGTTTGTTCCTATCACAATCTCTCGTAGTTTCTTTAGACTAATTCTATTCTTCTCTGCCTTCTTAATAAAACTTTCTAATGTAATATCATCGCCTGATTTTGTAATCGCATATCGCATTGTGTATTTGTAATTAAAATACGGCAAGTTGATAAAGTTTCCTACATCTCCTCTTTCTACAATAACTTCTTCTTGCTTTGGAAATATTTCACAGTTGCCATACCCTAATGCCGATGCAAACTCTGCTAGTCTGTCTCGTATCTCTGTTGCCGATATAGGTTCACTTAAAAATATATACAAATGTGCGCCACCACTTTTTGATCTGCACAAAGTAAGTGGTAGTTTTAAACTGTTTATTTTCTTTGCTAAGTTTTTTAAATCTAAATTGTATTCGTCAATGTCTAATGCACCAAAGCGACATTGGTTGTTTTCATCGATAGGTATACTTCCGATACCTTTCTTTCCGTCTAAGTGTTGTTGTACTAAATCCAAAGACAACGGCTCACGGACAATGTAACTCTTTGACATTTGTTTGCCGTGTTTCTTAGAGTCAATAATTTCTGTTTGTCCGTGTGCGTTTGAGAAGCCTCTAAATAAGTCATAAAATTTCTTTGTTAGTGACTCCATACCAAAATCATTTCTCGTAATCTAATAGTAATTCCTCGCCCTCTACAATTGGTCTTTTGGTAATGACATTGTAAATTAAATAGTCATCCCAATCTTGTGTGCAGGCTAAAAAACAATTTGGTTTATCTGAATGATTTATAAAGCCACCAAGTGGTGTTCTGATGTATGTAATAATCATAGGAACTTTTATATGTGTAGCTCCTAAATCTGTTTGTGCTTTTATGTTTGTAGCAGCAAATATTCCGTGACCTTCAATCTTGCTTTCTTTTATGCAGAGTTCTTCTGGTAAAGGCTTATAGTAAAATCTATTGTATTTTATTTTCATAACAAGCTATACTTAATTTATTCATACAAAATTCTCCGAGTTAGGGGAGTGGGTTATCCCACTCCCTTTTCTTGTTAAAATGGTACTTCGCTCTCATTAGCATCAGTAGGTGGTAAAGCCGTTAACTCACCACTTGATAAACTAGAATGTAATGATTTACTTTCATTTACATATTCTATTTTGTCTACTTGCTTTTCGTGAACTATCTTCCAAGTATACCAAGAACCTTTGTCGTTACTTTCTTCAACGGTAGTTAGTCTGAACATATTGTACCAACTATCCATAGTCTTACCGACTAAGTTTTGTCCTGCCTCTTTTGGATACTTAAACATACCCATAATAGAAACCCACTCTCTTGATTTTTTTAATTGTGTTTTCTTCATATCCACAATTGCATTCTCCAGAGTGCCGTCATCGTGTACAATCTTTACATAGTGTTGAGCAGTTCTTACCAACTCATTACCATTCTCTAGCATTTCCATACCATTTTCTTTTACAATCTTAGGTAAGTTTTTAGGATTAATCTCTCCTACAAATCCACCACCTTCAGATCTAGGTACGAACTCTAACAGTTTCTTTTGAAAGTATGTTGGTATTACAATAACACCATCATCTCCATTCCAAAACTTTTTTGTCACAGTATTAAAAATACCACCTTGCTCTGAACCTTTTATATATGCAGGGTCTGATTTTTTTATCTGTGGACTTAATGCTTGTAGCACTCTGAGAAAAGGTATCTGAACGTCTTCACTTGTAACTTCTTCAAGACCTCCCCCTGCTAAAGCTCCCTCATATAAATTTACTGCTTTTTTATTATTAGTCTTACTCATCTTTACCTCCTTTGATTTTAGCGATTTGACCAACTTGAGCATTGAATAATTCCATATCAATAGTTTGATTATTCTCTACTCTTTCACGAACCAATTTTTTTAGTGTAGATGGTTCTACCCACACTCTTGCCGTTGTATCCATTCCTTTTTCTTCTAACTCTGATTGAATAGAACGTGCTCTGTTGTCCTCGTTGACACCAAACTTTACTGTCACTTCGTTCTTTATAAAGTCCGAGGCTCCTATATCACGCAAGTGCGATATAGCTTGTTCCCTTTGAATAGGATCTTTTGGCATTGTGGCACTTACAAAAGTAGAAAGTGAAACGGCATTGCCATCTACCTCTACTTTATCCATACCCATCTCTGCCATTTTCGCAGGGATTAAATCAAACAAATAACTATTCTTCTTCTGCTTTAGTA